CATGGAGATGCTGATCGTCAATCCTGCCGCCTCTCAGATGTTTTTCGACGCGTCCATCGGGCAGGAGTTTGATTTGCTCATCGCGCCCGTAGGCGAGGCACACTAACACGGCTCCTGCTCGCTTTCGTTCTCCTTGTCACGTCGAGGACCAGGGTACGCTGCCGGGGGCGTGCGTGATCCTGGTGCCTCGCGGGAGGTGATGGATGGCAATCGACACACACGCCTATAAGCACGCGCTCTATCCGCTGGGCACGCCGCCACATTTGAGCGATGAGGATATCGCGATGCAGCTCGACAAGAGCGCAAAGCATAGCCGGGCCGCGCACAAAGCACAGGAACGCCGGCGGCAGAGATTAGCAGAAAAACAGAACGCACAGGAGAAGCAGGCATGATCGTTTTACTCATTCTCGGCGGTATCGTCGTCCTGAGCCTGATCTGGCTCGCCTGGATGTCTCATGCACTCAAGCACGCGCCCCGGCCACCGGAAGGAGAAATGTGGTAAATGATCGCATACATCTTTGCCTGGATCGCCCACAACTGGCCGACCTTGCTCATCTGGATGACGGTCGCCGCCGCGCTCACGTGCTGCGTGGTTGGTGGCTATCTTACCTGGCGCGAGTGGCGTTTGCGAGAAGTGGAGGCCAGCGAGTGAGCGAGCACGATGAGATGAGTGGAATTCCTGATATCCATGAGGAGTCCTACGCAGCCATACGGAAAAGCATTTCGGTCCATAATGCGCTGTACGAACATCTCTCGGGCGAGGTCCGTGACTTGTTGCCAGAATCCCATGCTCAGGATATCGAAGATGCGCTCAACATGACCTGCGTGGCGTTCAACAATCCGCCGTTGGAAACGTTCCTGCTCATCCATGAGTTTCTGCGCAATGTTACCAGTATCACAAGCCGGCGGAATGGAGGGTGAGCAAGTGACTGATGCTCGCAACGCCTATCCGCGCCTTTGCTGGGGGTGCCTGGGGATAATTGAGGACTGTACCCATGATCGTGCCCTGCTGACGTATGGCGGCTATTGTACCGATTGCTTTATGAGCGCAGATGGTGAGAAGTCAGGGTTGCGCGAGGCCCTCTGCGGGATGACAGAGCGCATGAACAATGTGTTCGAACGAGAGAACCTGCTGCAAGGCATTCGCCTCTGGGATGCGCAGGATGCTGACAAGAAAGAGGAACACATGAGTGAGCACGAGACCACCAGCGAGTTGCTGCATGCGAGCGGCATTCCACAGGCGGACGAGCCGTCTAATCGCGGCATTGCCGGTCACTTCTTCATCGGCGAGATACCGGAGCCACGCCCGCCGTCGCCGTCAGAGTTGGTGCATCCACCATACTACCCGTGGGCCAGCGAGCAGCAGTTGCGTCACTTCGTGGAGCGATGCGTGCGCGAGGCGCTGGATGATCTGGCCGTCGAGATGCGCACGCATGCGGCCCTGAGACCGTCAAGGCTGGCAGGCGGGATCGATGAGCAAACCACCGCGCCCACAGAGCGGAGGGAGTGAGATGCCCCGCGTCTGTACAATTTGCTATCACCCTGAGCGTATTGCCATAGAGGCGGAAATCATCGCAAGAACGCCGTTACGAAACATAGCGGAACGCTTTTCGATTGGGTATGTTTCGGTTCAACGGCATGCAACCAACCATCTTGTACAGGCAATAAAGGAAGTTCGACAAGAGCAGGCCATACAATCGGGTTCTCACGCTCTCGATCGTATGGCTAAAGGCGAAAAGATTGTCGATGAAATCGTCGTGTACTCGTGGGGCGGCGAAACAGGCAAAGAGGCAAAGATGCCAGAGTTAGCGCTCAAAGCGCTGGCAGAGCAACGTCGTCAGGTAGAACTGCGGGCGAAGATAGAGGGTGAGTTGGATGAGCGCTCTCTCACCATTACGGCAATTCCTGAGTGGAGAGAATTGCGCACGTTGCTCTTAGAGGCACTGGCGCTGCATCCACAGGCAAAGATGGCCGTGATTCGGGCACTGGAGGCATACGATCATGAACAAAGCGCCTAGCCTGATCGAAGACTTCCATTTAGCGATTGACCCGGCCCACTTCTCGCGCAAGGTGGGACTTCCGCCCGATGATTGGCAAGCGCGACTCCTGCAATCCAACGCGAAGAAAATTCTGCTCAATTGTAGCCGGCAATCTGGCAAGACCACGACCATCGGCACACTGGAGGCCCATGCGGCCATCTATCATGACGGTATCCAGATTATCAATGTTGCGCCCGGACTGCGTCAGAGCCGGGAACTCTTCCGCAAGGTCATGACGGCCTATCGGATCGCTGGGAAGCCTATCCGCGCCCGCGTGGAGAACAAGCTGGAGTTGGAGTTGGTCAACGATTCGCGAGTTGTGGCATTGCCCGGGAGCGAGGGCACCATTCGCGGGTTCTCGGGGATTGACTGGCTCATCTTCGAGGAGGCATCTCGTATCCCCGATGCCCTGTATCATTCCGTGCGACCAATGATCGCCACCCGTCCCGATGCGCGCATCATCATTCCCTCGACGCCTTTTGGCTCACGCGGCTTCTTCTATGAACAATGGCTGGAAATCGTCGGAAAGAAACTCAACAAGGCATTCGGGGATATCATCGGGAAGACCTCGATGGACGATTGGGAGTATTTTGAGGTGCGAGCTGAAGACTGTCCACGCATTTCCCAGGAGTTTTTAGAGGAAGAGCAGGCAAGCATGGGAGACTGGTGGTATCAGCAGGAGTACGGTTGCAAGTTTCAGGATGCGCAAGGGGCTGCGTTTCGCTCAGAGGATATCGCACGCATCGTGAGCCAGGGGGTGAGCTCGTGGCAATTCTCGTAGAGCAACTCAACCCGGTCTCCGTGGGGATCGACGTAGGACAGGTGACGGACCCCACGGCACTCTGCATCACCGAGTGCATCCGGCGCGACACGGGCAGAATTCGCTATGCTAGAGAGCAGGAGATGGCGCGATACAGCCCGAAAGGTGAATGGATTCCTTCGAAAGGGGCTGATCCTGTATTTGTTACCGACTATACCGTGCGTCACATTGAACGTTTGTCACTCGGGATGAGTTATCCCGATCAAGCTGCCTACCTTGCCGATGTTCTCTGCAATCCGTTGCTCAGGCAACGTCGTGTTACCGTGCGCATTGATGTGACCGGTGTGGGAAGACCGGTCTATGAGAGTTTGCTCGGAGAGTTCAATATTCGCAAGTACGGTCGGTACCGGCCGAACGGCACCTTTCAGCCGCCACGAGAGATGTGTGAGGCGTACTTCCTTCCCATCACATTTGTGCATGGCGAGACCTATAACCGGCGTACGGGATCGCTCGGGAAGTCGTTCCTGGTGAGCAAACTGCAATCTCTCCTGCAATCAGGGCGTGTTCACGCTCCCGACACGCCAGAGGTCCGTGCAACACTCGATGAGATGCGGGTGTATGAGCGAAGGATGAGCCAGGACGGCGTGGATCAGTACGGCGCATTCAAAAAAGGCACACATGATGATCTCGCGACCGCGCTCGGGCTCTCGTGCCTGGAGGACCCGTTTTTAGAGAAAGCGCGCACCGGCGCGCGCGTGTATTGAGGATAAACCGATGGAGATGTCGCAGGATACAGCGGCCATGTTGCCGTCAGGAGACTTTGAAAAGCTCGACAAGCACGAACGCGAAGAGTTTCATGCCTTGCAAGAGCGCATGGCGAACTACTTAATCCAGGCCAGCAACCACTTTCAGGTGCAATTCCCGCATTTGCACATCGAGTGGAAGTTCCAGGCGGAAGTGTACCAGAGCCCGCAAGCCAGGCCATCGACCGTGCGCTACTCTGGCCGAGTGTATTAAGGAGGAATCATGATGCAGACGCCCACGCAGACGCCCACGGACGCACCGCCACAGCCTCGCTACACCGTCACCGACAAGGACAAAGCGAGGCAGGAGCAGATACGCCTTGCCTGGAAAGCGTACAATGGCGAGTTTGATAAGCCACTCGAAAAGATGCCCGATCAGCCTGATGATAATGTGATCGAAAATCAGTGCGCAGGTGTCGTCGATGGTGGGTCCAACTTCCTCTTCGGGCTCGAACTCGAAATCACCGTCGAGGAAGACGCGCCGCTAGGTGCGCAAGACTTTCTGAACACAACCTGGGGACGCAAAGAGCGGCGTATCCCGCTGCTCCAGGACCTCGCCATAAATGGCGCGATTGCGGGGACGGCGTTCTTACGCATCGTGCCGGCGAAACGAGGGAAGCAATTCCGGCTCATCACGGTTGACCCTGCGATCGTGAGCGTGCAAACAGCGCCGCAGGATTGTGAGACGGTGCTGCTCTATCACCTGGAGTACTGCGAGAAGCAGGAAATCAATGGCAACGAGCAAAACGTCTACTACTGCGAAGAAATGGCCCTCAACGATCCCGATGACGACGAGGCCGATCATGGTGATAATGAGATGGCGGATATCGATGCATCCTGGACCATCGGGCACTGGACGCGCGTGGGCGACCGGGGCGCATGGACGCCGGCCGGGGACCCGATTGTGTGGCCGCATCCGTTTGCACCGCTCTTTTCCTGCAAGAACTTGCCACGTCCGAACAGCTTCTGGGGCAAGCCGGACATCACGCCGGATATTGTCGGGCTCAACAATGCGCTCAACCTCAACGAGAGCGACATTAACCGCCTGGGCAAGATTAACGGCGGCCCGATTATCACCGCTGTTGGCGTTGGTGACTCGCGAATTGACCACAAACCAGGGCAAATCACGGTGCTACCAACATTGGAAAGCAAGTTGGAGGCATTGCACATTGCCGGTGACATCACCAGCATGCGGGCGTTCAGCGAGGACCTGCGCAGTAGCATCGATGAGATAGCCGCGTTCCCAGGCGTCGCGACCGGGCGGCTCACTGCACAACCGCGTGGAGATATGAGCGGCGTAGCCATCGAACTCTTGTTCATGCCAGCACTCAAAAAAACGCAGGGGAAGCAGTGCCGGTATGGCGAATTGATTCTCGATGTGAGCCAGGCGCTGCTCATCCTTAACGGCATGAGCGGCGATATCGATATCACGCTTAACTGGTCTAATCCGCTCCCGCATGACGATCTGCCAGCAGTGCAGGGCGCGGTCGCGAAGATGGGCATCGGCATCAGTAAGGCGACGCTGATGCGCGAGTTGGGCTATGACCCGGACGAGGAGGCCGACTTGAACGCAGCAGAGGACCAGAGAACCGTGACCATGTTCAGTCGCGGGCAAGGCATGCCGCCTCCACCTCCACACCCAGCACCACCGGGACAGGAACAGCAACCGACACAGCAGCAGGGGGGTGAACAGCAGTGAGCGAGGATCAAGCCAAATGGCAGCCAGTGATGCTCGTCAAACAAAGGCGGCTCGAATGCGCTTGTGGAATACTTGCCATCTTTGTGTGCCTGGAAGAGGTTATTGACTACGATGGTGACACGCTCTTCGACTATACCGCATGGTGCCAGGACTGCTTCAGTAAGGCGCAACAGGAGCAGGAGGAAATGCAGTGAAAGGCCGTCACCAGAAAGCCATCCTGCACTATCGCCGGCAACTGGCCGCCCGCGAGAAGCAAGCCGTTGCTCAACTCGAAGCGGCGTATGCACACGTGCTCACAACGCTCCAGCCTGCACTCGACCACCTGTACAAGCAGATGAGCGACATCCTTAATCGCGGTGGGATCGTCTCACCGCACTTCCTCTATGAGGCGAACCGACTTGAAACCATTAAACACCTGATCTCGCAGTCCATCGACCACTTTGGCGCGCTTTCTCGTGTGGAGACGGCACAGGTCCAACAGTTCGCGGCGCACCTCGGGCAGGAGTCGGCGCAACAGATGATGCAGGCAACCGTACCTCAAGGCGTGCATTGGACATTCGGTATTCCGTCGCCCGCTGCCATCGCGAACATCGTCGGAGCTACGCAGGCAGGCACGCCGCTCTCTGACCTGTTCAACGGTTTCGGGCGAGAAGCGGCAGACCTCGCAGGCAAGGCGCTCATACGCGGCGTGACGCTTGGCATCAATCCGCGCCAGATCGCCAGAGATGTGATGCAGGAGTTGGGGACATCGCGGGCACGGGCGCTCACCATTGCGCGCACGGAGATGATACGCAGCTACCGGGACATGCAGATAGAGAACTTTCGCGCGAATGACGACGTGGTGAACGGTTGGACCTGGGTATGCTCGCTCTCAAAAAGCTCATGTGCTGCTTGCGTTGCGATGCATGGCACGCATCATGATTTGAGCGAGACATTAGACGAGCACGCAAACGGGGCGTGCAGTATGGCACCCGATACGAAGTCGTGGGCGGATATTCTCGGTCCTCTTGGCATCGACACGAGCGGAATCGAGGACACGGGTAGTGATATCCAGAGCGGCGTCTCCTGGTTCGATGAGCAGGACGAGGCGACGCAGCGCGCCATCCTGGGACCGGGCAAGTTCGCGGCATGGAAAGATGGGCAGTTCTCGCTCGCTGACGTGGTGGGCTATGACGAGGATGAGGATTGGGGCACAAGTATCAAAGAAAAATCGTTGAAAGCACTGGTGAACGCATGAAAACCCTACTTCAGCCGACTTTTATCATCCTGCTCTTTGTCTTGGTGCGCGCGGGCGATTTCGCCATTAGCGCGGCCATCGCAAGGATACCGTACGCGCAATCGCGTATGGCATCGTAGCGGTGCTGGCCCTGATCGCGGTGATTATTTTATTGTTTGGTTTATAAGGAGACGGGAGAAACGAATGAATTATTTCCCCACAGAAAATGACGCGCACACGGCATCCTACGAATGCGTACACGTGCGCAATCCCAAGCTATCCATTGCGGTTGAAGTAGAGCGAGAGCGATACGAATATCTCATAAAGAAGGAACAACGATGGCAGGAATAGAGCCGATCACGCTGCCCGTCAATCTGGAAATCACGGAATCGGGCAAGGCGCTGATTCGAGGACAGGTAGCCGAAGTGCTGCTCAACGATTTGCAAAAGGGCGAGGGCAGCGACATTCGCGCATTCATTCGCACGGAAGTGCGCAAGGCGCTGGCTGAGATCGTCCTCGACATTCGGAAAGGGGTTCATCATGAGTGAAGAAGAGCAACCCGCCGGGGAGGCCTTGCCGTTCCCGCGCACGCATTTTCAGTTTGGCCCGCTCGACGGCGGCTTTGCGATCAACGTCATGCTTACCAATGACCTCATCATCACAAAAGTCGTTGATGCACAGGCAGAGGAGCAAATCTGCGATATCATGATCCAGCGTCGCAAGGAGCGGAGAGAACGGCAGAGGAACGAACTCGCGGTGATCCGCAACATTCGTCAATCAAAAAACTAAGGAGGAGACGAGATGGGAGGCAAACCATCAAAAGGCACGAAGAAAGATATGCGGCTGAAAGAAAATCAACCGAAGCCGCCAGTGAAGAAGGGGTGAGCAATGGCATTCACCGATAGCAACTACAAGGACACGGATGCCTACTGTGCAGCCTGCCTCATCGATCTCAACCCGGCGGGCAAAGATAAGGTACAGGCGCTCTGCAAGCTGCCAGTGAAAACGCAGGACGGCGACTACAACACCAATGCGATGTCCAGCGCGGCAGGCGTCCTCTATGCACAGGCGAAGATGGATGTGCCGCCTGCACTGAAAGGAATGGGGTAAATGGGACGTGCAACTCTCGCCATAAGCATACATGTGATTGAGGAACTCTTACACATTCCGCTCAACTACTCCCTGGTTTCAGCCTTTGTCGAGGCAGAGTATAGCAGGGAAGTCACATTCGTTGTTGAGTCTCCTGAGATCCCTGAGAGTCCTGCTGGTACCCCGCTCAAAAAAGGACAACTGATTCTCACACAAGCGATTGGAAGAATAGAGGTAGATTGAATGGCAGCACGCAAACCGCAAGAGCGCGCAGTGGGAGAGATCGTGAATACAGACGAATCGTTTGAGGGACTATTGCCTTCTATTAAAGAAGTTGCAGCAAACCCTGATACTGCTATCCTTGCTCAGATACGCACACTCGCGGCAAAAATTGAAGATCAAGGGATCGCATTAGCCGAGCATAGACGGGTGATCGAAAACCTTATTCACCCGTTGATGATTGAACCAGAACCGGAGGGCAATTCCGAACGTCCGAAAGTCGTACGCCGCCGCTCCCTCGATGCGATGCAGTTCGCGCTCCAGCGCCTGGCCTCAGGCGAGCCACGCCCGGCAGACGATGATAGCCTGCGGGTGATCGAGGACGCCATCAACGAAGTGATCGCCTTGCGCCAGATCATGAACGACCTGATGCAGGCAAGTTCCAACGTCTACCAGCACGGACTGATCGCCATTCGGAGCATGACCACCCCGTAGTTTTTACTCAGTTATTGACTGATATGCAAGTCATCTCTTGACAGAAGACAAAGGATACCGCATAATTATGGAAGAAAACACACCCTCAACTGGTGCGGGCGCGACGCCTACGACACCAGTTCCGCCCGCGACGGGTACACCTGCTCCAGGGAGCGCGACGCCCCCGGCAGTCACGAGCTTGACGCTTGAGGAAGCGATCAAGAAACTTGCTGATTTAGAACATTCTCATGGCAATGCCAAAGAGGAACTCGATCGCCATCGCAAGAAACTCTCCGCTTACGAAAAGGCGGAGGCCGAGCGGGAATCAGCCAAGAAAGCCGCCGAAGAGGCGCAGCTTTCGGAAATCGAACGGATCAAAAAGCAGCACGCCGACATTCAGGCGCAGCACGATGCGGTGCTGGCCGAGTTGCGCGAGACGCGCCTGCAACACGCAGTCGAACGAGTCGCGCACACACTGGGCTTTCTCCATCCTGAGATCGCCGGGCGACTGCTGGACCGGGCCGAAATCGAGTATGGGGACAACGGTACACCAAAGAACGTGAAGCCACTCCTGGAGAAAGTGTTGAAATCCATGCCGGAACTGGCTCGCACAGAAACCCCTGCCGAGCAACCCGCGATCCCTCAGAGTGCCGTGCCGTCTGCGCCCACGCGACCCGGCACGCCCACCATTCCCGCGATGAATCCGGGCCGAACGGTGATTACACCGCCCGGGCAAGCACTTCCTCCTGGCAGGCCAGTGCGCCTGGCTGATATCCGGCGCCGATAAATGACATCTTGTATCTCGTCCTGAGCACCTGGCACGATCAGATGCTTTGGAGGGGATAGTCAGGAGCTCCTATGACTATTGCAGCCAACAGCATGACGTTGGCGGACTACGCACTCACGAGCAATAGCGAGTTAGTGCGCGCCGTCACGTACTCGCTGATTGACAATGGCAGCGTCATCCAGGACGTGCCACTCACCAATAAAAAGACCCTTATCGCTAACGGCGTGCGCTTCGAGGGCAATCTGCCGACCGTGAACTGGAGCCCACTCAACGCCGAGGGCGTCACCACCAAAGGCACGCCCACGCCCTATCAGGAACAGTTGTTTCTCGTTCGCAACTACATCGACGTGGACAAAATCTATGTTGAAGAAGAGAATGCGATCGTCAATCCGCGCGCCGTCCAGGAAGAGGCGTACCTCAAGGCGCTCACCTACGACACGAACTACAAATTCTTCAATAACGACCACATTGCCGGGGATACCAACTCATTCATCGGGCTGAAATACCGCATCGATAATGGTGGCACCTATGGCGTGCGCCCGGAGAACAAGATCGATGCCGGGGGTACCGACATTTCACTGGCCGGTGTGAGCCAGGCCAACGCTAACAAGTTCCTCGTCTACATAGATCAGCTTCTGTGGAGCGTGGCTAGCCCGGACGGCACTGGCGTCGTCTTGTACATGAACGAGGTCATGAAGAGGCTCTTCGCCTCTGCAATCCGTACGATGGGCACCTCAGGCGGCTTCACCGTGATGCAGGACCAGTTCAACCGCACCATCCAGATGTATAAAGGCGCCATTGTGCGCGATCCTGGCTACAAGGCCGACCAATCTACCCGCATCATCGCGGGCAACGGCCTGTCCGGCTCCAGCGCGACCGGCGAAACCAGCGCGGGTGCTACCTCCACAGGCGCAAGCGCGGTCTACACCAGCGTTTACGCCGTCAACTACAGCGACGGCCACTTCAATGGCTGGCAGTTCGAGGACCCGAATGTCCTTGACCTCGGACTGATTAACAACGGCGTGATCTACCGCACGGTGATCGATTGGGCCATTGGCTTCATTAACAACAGTACCCGCTCTATTGGCCGTTTGTACGATATCAAGATCGCCTAGAGGAGAAGCGCATGCCGAACATCACGATGCTTCCTGACGAGTTGCGTACGCTCATGGCCGATATTGCGCACGTAAAATTGCAAGATTTCCACCTGGGACGCGTGCTAGAGACGCTTGCGACGCATCTTGCACATGCTCATGGGCTTGAGCCCTCCGCGACGCCGGACGAGCCAGCCCCCGAGGCGGAAACCGACGAGGCCTCCGCTGCGCCGAAACCCAAAGGAAAGGGGAAATAACCAATGGCAGTAGACGCTCTTATCCAATTGCAGGCCAGCGTCACAAAGACCGCGACATTCAATGGCGCCGCGCTGACGCTTCCCGGTGGCACTCCGCGCCGGGGGTTGGTTGCCCGCGTGCTCTATAGCGCGGCTTCCGCCTCGCAGACGGGCGACACCGTGACGTTTTCCGTTGATGTCTCCTATGATGCCGGTTCGACGTGGAACACTGATTTTGTCGCACCTGCGACCGCGTTGCCCACATCTGCTGCAAGTGGAGAGATTTTCATCCCGTTCAGCATCAGCCCGACGAGCGTGGCAAACGGAACACAGATCAGATGCTCTGCGACGTTTTCGAGCACGGCGCACACTGACACCATCACGTATCAGGCAGACTTGCAGCTTGGCAGGCCGTAGGAGGAAGAAGCGATGGCGGTACGACCCACGATGACTGCCCTGATAGGCAGCGTCCGCGTTCTGATCAACGACTCTGCTGGGCCTGGTCAACACTTTGACGATCAGACCATTCAGGATGTGATGGATGAGTCACGCATAGACGTGCGCAACCAGGTGCTCAAGGCAACGCCCACATTCTCAGGGAGTACGATCCAATATCTGGACTACTTTTCAGAGTTGGCTGGCTGGGAAGATGGCTACGTCCTGAAGCAGTACCTGATCACGCCTGTCACGCCCTCGTTGCTTGAGCCCATCGCCGGGCACTGGCAGTTCGCGACGTCCACGCTGCCACCAGTCTATATCAGCGGCTCGCTCCATGATCGGTACCGTGCAGCGGCTGACCTGCTGGAGCGCATGGCTGCGCGGTGGGTGCTGCGCTACAACATGACGGTCGATGGACAGAGCCTGCAACGCGGCACCGTCACCGCGCAACTCCAGGCTCTGGCGAAGACGTACCGCATGAAGCAGCGCGCAGGGGCAATCCAGATGAGTCGTACCGATGTCAATGCGCCATCGACATCCGTTTCCATCGGATTGCAGGCAACGGCGCTCGATTATATGGCTGATGGCAACGGGAGGTAGCACGTGGCACTTGATGCATCCGAACTCGCGTCTATCCAGGCAGACCTGGCCGAGCAGGTCTGCGACAAAACGTGCGTCATTCAGCGATCGGCGAAGTCGCCTGATGGGCTTGGCTCGAAGACGGAGACGTATAGCACGGTTGTGACGACGAAGGCCGGGATGCAGCAACCATCTAGCGGGCTCCTCTCCAACTATGCCTATCGGCTCGAATCGCTCAATGCGTGGCACGTGTTGCTGCCTTACGGGACCAACGTGCTGGAAGGCGATCAGCTTCTGATCGAGGGACAAGTCTTGAACGTGCATGTGTTGCTCGATCCGCATAGTGTGCCTGGCTTGACGCCCGTTCTGGCAGCGGAGTTAAAACCATGACCGAGTCTTTTAATCATTTTCCTGAGATCATTGATGCCTTTGACCAGGCACAGGCCCTGGTGGTCAAAAAAACCGCCTTTGACTGCCAGGCGCACATCCAGAGTCAGATCAGAGCTAACGGACAAATCGACACGGGATTTATGGTCAATGGCATTTATGTGGTGACGGCGGACACCAGCACCTATGGACAGGCAGGCTCCCCATCGGGGGACGCCTCGCTTTTGCCAGAGGTTGCCCGCCCCCCGGATAACAAAACCGCCTATATTGGCGCAGGGGCGAACTATAGCATCTACCAGAACAATGGGACGCGGTCTCTGCCCGCGCGCCCGTTCTTCGAGCCGGGAGTAGAGGCGACACGCCCCAGTTTTGAGGCAGCCATGCGCGCGATAGAAAGCCAACTGACGTGAGTGCGCACGAGATAGCCCTGGGGCTGACGTTCCTGAACAATCTGCTTGCAAACGATAGCACGCTGTCTGGCCTCGCGCCCGGTGGCGTCTACCGCTCACTCGCTGATCCCGACGCTGCGACGCCCTATGTGGTCTTTAATTTTCAAGCAGGATCAGATGCGGGAACGATGAATGGCGTGCGTATGCTGGTCGAGGCCACATTCCAGGTCAGGGCCGCAGGACCTGCAAGCCAGACCGCCGCGATTGCGCAAGCAGCAGCGCAAATTGATGCGCTGCTGGGTGGAGAGCAAGGACTGCGCAACCAGATGACCATAGGCGGCTATATCCACGCCGTGTGGCGTGAATCGCCGTTGTGGGTCGATGAGCCACCGATCAATGCCGTGGTGTGGAGCAACGCAGGTGGCCTGTACCGCATGCAACTCGAACAAAGCTCATAGATAAAGGGAGAGAACAGCGATGACGTTCACACCCGAAGTCACGACCATTAATCAGCAGGTCCAGATAGGACCTGAGACCACCATCGGAACCGCTGTAGCTGCAGGCAAACGACTGGAATGTTTTGATTGGACGCCGGCGATCCAGGCAGATATCGCGCAATACACACCGACCGGTCATAAATATATCGCCGAACAAGAGGAGAACACCGAGTGGATCGAAACCACGATAAGCGGGTATCTTGACTACAATGGCGTGGTGTATCTGGCCGGCGGCGCGATGGGCGCAGTGACCCCGACCGCGCACGGTGCCTCATCGTCCGCAAAGGATTGGACATACAAGCCGCCCATTACCGGGAGCGTTGCTCCGCAGACCTACACGGTGCAGCAAGGGGATAGTGTACGCGCCCGATCATGGGCCTACGGGCTCGTGAGCGAATTCGGCTATAAAGGCGACCGGAAGAGTGCCTTCACGATCAGTGCGAAAATGCTGGGCCAACCCCTCTCTGATGGTATCTCGCTGACCAGTAGCCCGACGACTGTTGCGCTCGCACCGGTGGTCGGCAAGCACTTCAACGTGTATCTGGACACGACCTCTGGCAGCATTGGCACGACTCAGTTGCTGCGCGTGCTCTCGCTCGAATTTTCCATGACCAACATCTACGGCCCGTTCTGGGCGCTCAATCGCGCGACGGTTGGCTTTGGCGGGCATGTGGACCAGATGCCAAAGTCAACCTTTAAGCTGCTGCTTGCCGCAGATGCCAATGGGATGTCGCCGTTGTCGTATCTGCAATCCGGGGCAACGGTCTATCTCCGTGTCCAGGCGCAGGGCAATCAGATCGCCTCGGATGGCCCGGGCGCGATCAATAATACGCTCCAGCACGACGCCGCTGTCAAAGTCGGCAAGCCCGACCCGTTCAGCGATAGTCAGGGTATTTATGCGATTGGCTACGAACTGACCGTCGCCGAAGACCCGGCCTGGTCCAGCGGACAGTCACAGTTACTTACCATCACGAATCTCATCACAGCCTTATAAAGGAGTGCTATGCCTGTCACACTTTCCCAGATTACCAAAGACATCGCCAGGACAACGATCACGTACCCGGACGGCGATCTCAACATCGAGTACCATCCTTCGCGGATCACGCGGCAGATGCTGGCTCAACTGGACGCATTCAACACGATGGATGAAGATCGCTTGCTTGAAAACATCGACGGATTGATCGATCTGGTGCTCAACGTTGTGAGCACCTGGGACCTGTTGGAAGACGACGGGACGACCACCATTGCGCTCACCAAAGAGCGACTTGCGACCGTTTCGATCCTGGTCCTCTCTCAGACTCTCCGGGCTGTCTATGGCAACACACGCCCGGAAGCACCGGCGGCGCAGGAAACGAACGAGACGAAAGTGTTGAACTCGTCGAACTGCGCCGCCATCTCGTGACGAACGGACTCATGGGGTCCGTCCCGGAGTATTATCCGCTCGTGACAGCGGCGCGTTACTATGGCGTTGCCCCGTGGGACCTCGCCACACAATGTGTGTGGTGGGAAGACATTGCGCATATCTGTCGGAGTGCAGAGGTGCAATCGCAAGCAGAAAAAAGCACTCATCGCCCGTATTAAAGGAACACGATGCCGATCGTTGCCGCTCAACTCGTCGCACAAGTCGCAGTGCAAGGGTCAAGTGCCGCAAAAAGCGAACTGACCAGCGTCAGCCAGACCGTCAAGGAGACCTCCGGCGGTTTTAAGTCCATGCTGAGCAATGCGCTTTCGTTTGTCTCAGGGCAGGTGGTGTTTCAGGCCGTCGGGGAGGCGATTGGCTTTCTCAAAAATCAAACGGTTGACGCCATTCGCGAGGCAATTGCGCATCAGCAAGTCCTGGCGCAAACGGTCCAGGTGCTCAAATCTACGAAGGATGCGAGCGGGGAAACCTCCACGTCTCTTGCGGCTTTAGCCGAGTCCCTCTCCCAGCTCACGCCCGACTCCGAGGACGCCATTGAGCAGGTCGAAAACCTGGAGTTAACCTTCACGAACATTGGAAAGTCCGTCTTCCCGCAAGCCACACAAGCCATCCTTGACGTGAGCCAGTCGATGGGCCAGGACCTGAAATCGAGCGCGATCCAGGTTGGAAAAGCCCTTGGCGATCCGCTCACCGGCATGACCGCGCTGCAGCGCATCGGCGTGACATTTACTGACACGGAAAAACAACAGATCAAGACGATGATGGCACACAATGACATCATCGGAGCACAGAAAATTATCCTGCATGAACTCACGACCGAGTTCGGCGGGAGCGCAGAGGCTGCGGGAAAAACGCTCGGCGGGGCACTCGATATCCTGAAAAATAAGTTTGAGGACCTGAAAATCAAAGTAGGAACCGCAGTGCTTCCGATCCTGGCCAATCTCGTTGGACTGGTATCCAACGATATCCTGCCCGCCTTCGACCATCTCGGTGACGTGTTCCACTATGTTGGCAACGTGATTCGCTCCGTCAACTTTACCGGCCTGGCGCAAGCCTGGAACGATGTACGCGGCGCGGTCGGCCAACTCCTGTCCCCACTCTCACAACTGGGGGGACTCTTTCGGAACGTGGGGACCGATGCCGACCCGATCGCCGATACCATCACACGCCTGGTGCATGGCGGTCTGAATATCCTGACGCCGCTTTTACACGGAGCCGCCGATGCGATCCGGGGAATCGGTCAGGCGTTCTCTGGTAGCGGTGCCACCGGGTTTCTCACCTCGCTCCGAGATGGATTCCAGCAGGTCGGCGCCATCGTCGGTGGCCAGTTGCAGGCCAACTTCAAGACATTTTCAGGCATTATCCAGAATCTGGGTCACTGGTGGCAAACCACCATGCAACCGGCCATCGCGCAGGCCATGCCCGGATTCGAACATCTCGGCTCGATCATTGCCTCCAACGTCGCGCCCGCGTTCGCCAGAATCTGGGCTGTTGGTCAACAGGTGGCACGGGAGGTTCTTCCACCACTGACAAAGGCGTTTGAGGCCATCGCCCCCATTGTGGTCAAAGTCGCCGGGTTTCTCGCGAACCAACTGGGGCAGGCGCTCAAATTTATCATGCCGTTTGCCGTCCAGGCAGCACAGGCCATCGGACAATTCGCCGGGGAAATCATTTCCCGGGTGCAACCCATCATTCAAATGCTCTGGACGTCGCTGAAAGGCTTTCTTGACTGGATTAAGCCCTACTGGCCATCTATTTGGCGCGGAATTCAGGAAATCTTCACTTTTGTATGGGACACCATCAAAGGCGTCGTCCAGATTGCCTGGTCGTTTGTCTCCAATCTGATAAAAATTGGTCTCGATATTTTTTCGGGCAACTGGAAAAATGTGTGGGAAGACGTGAAATCGCTTTTTTCGGGCGTATGGGAGGGAATCAAGTCGATTGCATCGGGAATCTGGGCGCTGATCTCACAGCCGATCATGAACGGGGTCCATACATTCCAGAACTGGTGGTCAAGCACCTGGTCATCAATTAAGAACACATTTTCTAATGTCTGGTCCAGTTTGTCTGGCATTGCTCAAGGTGCCTGGAATGCGGTCGGAGGGGCAATCAGATCAGGAATCAATGTGGTGATCGGGCTCATCAATGACTTTATCGGGGGAATCGATTCAATCGGCATTGATATTGGCTCGGTCCATGTCCATCCGTCTATTCCGAAAATCCCGTATCTCGCTTCTGGTATCGAGAACTTCCAGGGCGGACTTGCCTATGTGCATCAGAACGAGTTGCTCGTGAACATGCCGGCGGGGACGAGCGTGATCCCAGCGAGCAGGAGCGGTGCGTCATCCGGCGGACCGCCACTTATCGTGCAGGCAGTTCTCGCCGTTGATGGTCGCCTCCTGTCCCTTGCGCTCTTGCCGCATCTGTCGAATGTCGTACGTCACACCACCGGAATCTGGAGCGTCTAATGGCACTCGCAGCCTATACCCTGACCATTGGCGGTGTTTCCTATACCCCGCTTGCCGGTTCGCTCAAAATCGACCTGAGCGTGGGCAAAAAGTCCCAGGCGGCGTTTACCCTGCGCACCAACACCAGCACGTTTTTCCAGCAATTCCAACAAGTCCAGGTGTACGATGGCGCAGGTGCGCTCGTCTTCGTGGGCTATCTCAATCCGGCACAAGCCGCGAAACCCGGCTTTCAGTCCTCGCTTGTGTGGACTCTGACCGCGATGGGGCAGGACTATCTCGCGAAGAAGCGGGTGGTGCAGGCCAGCTACGATACCAAGACGCCAGGCTTTATCGTACGGGACATTCTGAACAGCGTGCTCGCAGCGGAGGGCGTGACAGCGGGCACGATTTACGATGGGCCAACGTGCTCGAACACGCTTTATTGCTCGAACACGCTCGTGTGCGATGGCAATGCCGTGCTCGATCATATCGACCTCTTCTGCAAGGCGGCTGATGCGCTGGACACGCTTGTCCAGAACGCAAGCGCGGCAGGCGTCTCGTATTACTGGTCCATCAATCAGGTCAAAGCCCTGGATTTTGCTCCATACGGCACTGTCATCGGACCGACGATCGATGATACGACCATCGATCAAAAAGGCAATCCACCCACGATCACCTTTGGGAATGCGAACTATCGCAATGGCCAGTATGTGACCGGCGGGGTAGCGCAAACACTGACACAAACTGAAACGCGTGTGGGGGACGGCAATACCACCTCGTGGGCAATGGGATTCCAACTCGCCAGTGCGCCAACGGTTAGTATCAATCTCGGCAATGGCTCAGGCGGCTATCTGGGTTGGTCCCCACAGACCGTTGGACTCAAGGGCACCACGGGGGCGCAGTGGTACTGGGCACAGGGTGACAACACCATTGCTCAGGATAGTGGCGGGACCAAACTACGAGGCACGGTCGGCTCGACGATCTACAACGACTTACTTCAAGTGGTCTACATTGGCCAGTATCCGAACACGGCGATTGTCTACAATGCCGCGCAGATTGCCTATCAGGCCGACCTCGACGGGACAAGTGGGATCAATGAAGAAATCGCCACCGATAACACGCTCACGAGCGCAAGCAACGCACTCACCGAGGCGAGCAACTACCTGAATCGTTTCTCGGCACAGGGCGCGCAGCTGCAACAGGCCACCACGCGCACGAGCGGATTTGCGCCGGCACAACTGTGCCCGGTCAACATGCCGTACTTCAATCTGGTGAACACGCAGATGCTCATCGAAACCGTCTCGATCCAGGACCTGGACGGGGTCAATATCTGGTATGTGCTGACGGGCGTCCAAGGGCCATACGACACCACCTGGGTGGATTTCTGGTCGCGTATTCTCTCGCCACAGGCCCCGGCCAATAGCGGCAATGCGCAGTCGAGCACGAGCACATCCACGCTGGTGGACCTGACCTCGACCCTTTCGCCATCGGACACGCTCGCTATCAGCGTGTTCGCCTGCTTGCTCACGAGCAATTCCACGCTCTGTGGAAATTCTATCGTTGTGTGCTAAGGAGATGCTATGCCAGTTGTCGCACTTGTCCTGACCAATGACGGACACAACTACCTGCGCGATTTGCTGATTGGCGCAGATAGCGCCAATACCCTGTACTTTGCCGTGGGCAATGGCACCTCCACCCCGTCGGCAACGCAGCACACGCTGGACAATGAGCAATTTCGAAAGACTATCACCAGCAAAACGACCGGCGTAAGCGTTGGCGAGGGACTTATTAATTGCATGCTCCTGGACAGCGATGCAGTCGGGCTGGACATCGAGGAAATCGCGGTGTTTTGCGGGAACACGGCCACACACGCAAGCAATACCGGAAAAATGCTCGGGCGCGCTCTTTGGAGCCACAACCCGAAGACAGCCACCGAATCCATCCAATTGCAACTCGACTACATCACATAGGAAAGAAGAGATGACGCTCACAACTTTTAATGACACGACCGCGCCGAGCGGATTCGTCAACGGGGTCACTGCCCTGAACGCCACGAACATGGAAGCCTTCCGTGATTTTTGCAAAGCCGCAGGCGCCATGTGGGACAGCAATGTGGCCTGGGATGGCAACGGGCGGCTGAATGCCACTGTCGCCTCTACGGTCCTCAACGGCGGGAACGCGGGTACTGCCACGCTCTACCAGACCTCCATCGGGTCGTATAAATACGCCATGATCATCCTGAGCGGATTCCGCACAGGCGGATCAAATCAAACCATTGCGCTGCCAACGGCGTTTACCGTCGGAGCCAATATCCGTACCGGACACAACGGAAGCGCGACCGGATTCAACGGATTCCAATTGCTCAGTAGCGGCAGTGCGCAAACGATCAACGTGATCACATCGCTCAGTAGCGGCGGAGGGTCGACCAGTGGGATTACAACCATGTTCGGAGACAGCTTTGGCAGCGTGCAGCATACCTTTGATACGATCCAATTCATGAGCAGTTCGTCGAGTACCGCAAACGGTCTTATCGAACTTTCTGGCCAGTAAAGGAGTACAACATGGCATATGTTCTCAATACTGATCTAACTGACAGCTATATCCAGTCGCTCATCACGCGCAACGGATTCTCCAACATTGTCAGCCAGAGTCCCTATAACGAATTTGGCTGGATGTACGCGATCGAGGACCTCAACGGCAATGTCGCAGGCTTCACTGATTTGCCCAGCGCGCGCGACTGGCTTATTCAACAATATGTGATTATCCAGAATAGCTAGAGGACGCGCATGACAGATTACGGAACCACCGACACCAGCACCACTGTTCTGGCAGCCAATCAGTTCCCGGTCGGCGCGGTCTTTGTGCCTGGCGATAGCAAACTGACAGCGGCGCAGGGCGGACCAAAGGGCACGGACAGCAACGGAAAGACGTACGCCCCCGCCGCCATCTATCTCCCCGATGGGAACGATGCCACGCAGGGCACGAGCACCGATGCCGCTTGGAGCGGATCAGGAGCGGCCACAAGCATTGCTCTGCTCAAGAAGCTTGTGGCTGAGTTAGCTGGGACACTGAGTGTTTCGGGTGCAATAACCGCAAATGCAGGCACCAATCTCAACACATCCCCGCTTGCTCTGGAGTCAGGCGGCAATCTCGCATCACTCAAAACCGATGCCGATGCGATCAATACCGCTATCGGCGCGCAAGCCGATGCGGCGTGGTCAGGAAGTGGCAGTGGTTCTGAGATAGCTATCCTCAAAAAAGTCGTGGCGTTACTCGCAGCCACACTCACCGTGAGCGGGACAGTCACGAATCAGCAGAGCAACGTGCAGAGCGACTACGACACTGGCGCGGGAACGCAGAACATGACCATGTTCGGTGTCGCTCTGCCAGCCTCTGGCGGCGCGGTCGCGGGCGGCACGACAAGCAACCCGATGCGCATTGATCCGACCGGTACGACCACGCAACCGGTGAGCGCCGCGTCTCTGCCGCTCCCGACCGGCGCGGCGCAAGAGGGCGGGAACCTCGCGAGTATCTCGTCGAATACGAGCAATACCGCGACGGTGGCCGGCGCAACGGCTGACGCAGCCGTGACGGGAGACAACGCCGGGACGCTCTCGGCCAAACTGCGCGGATTGACGAAGATATTGGCGGATATCTGGGACAGCGTGAACCACCGCATCAAGGTGGATGGATCAGGCGTCACGCAGCCCGTTAGCGGGACGTTCTGGCAGGCAACGCAGCCAGTATCGGGGACCGTCACCGCGAACCAGGGCGGTGCTCCGTGGGCAGAGAACATCACACAACTCGGCGGCACGGCGATCGATACCAACTCCGGCAACAAAAGCGCAGGGACCTTGCGCGTGGTGCTGGCCACTGATCAACCAGCACTCACCAATACGCAGCCAGTCCAGGATAAGGTTGCTTCATCGGGAGGCGAAGTACCGTATCACAATCTCTCAGCGAATACAACAAACTTCACCAATGTGAAAGGCGTGGCATGCCAACTCTACGGTTTTGATCTCTCAAACACCAGTTCATCCACGATCTTCGTGAAGTTTTACGATAAGGCGACGGCGCCCAGTACAGGCGACACACCAAAGCGCACAATTCAGGTTCCAGCCAACAGTACCGTTGCCCGGACGATCCCCAAAGGAATGCAGTTCGCAAGTGGATTCGGCTGGGCCGCAACCGGCGCCGTCGCCGATAACGACACTACCGCGATCGCGGCGAGCTGCGTGATCGATTTCGATTTGAATAGCTAGGTGGCACATGAGCACGACGTACGGCGCTGACACGGCGCTGACCGGCGGGAGAGGCACGCCCGACGCCTGGTCTCCTGGGAGTGACGGGCATAACTGGACGCAAACGCGAGGCAATCAAACGCTCTCCTATGATAGCGTCAATCATCAACTGGTTTTGACCTTTAACGGATCGACGACCAGCGGCGTGATGACCTACGCAGGTCTCACCGTCGCTGACTGCGAGATCACCGTAAACGCGGTGCAGACCGGCGCAAGTGACATTATCGGTCCTGCTATGCGCGTGGTCGATGCCAACAACTATATCCAGCTCGTGATCGGCAACTCGGCCAATCTGCTTGAACTGCGCAAGGATGCGGCCAGCACATTCACGACGGTGGCCTTCGCCGCCTTTACCGTCAGCGCCGGGACAAAGTACAGCTTTCGCTTTCGAGCGATCGGCTCGACGTATTGGGGTAAGGTCTGGTCAGGCGCGGAGCCTGCTGCCTGGAACATCGGGCCATTTGTCGATACCAGCCTGACCAGCGGGCTTTTCGGCGTTGCGGGACGACCAAACGCGACCGGCAACACGACCAAATATGACTCGTTTCTTGCTCAGTCGCCCGTGCGCGCAGCACTCTTCGATGGATATGGAGGCATGTTCTCGTGATTTATGTGCCTCGTGTGTGGGGCGGCACGATCATTCTGAATAGTGCGCCGCCAGTCGTGCAGGTCCCCGGTCTTGCCACGATCAGTGACCAGGCACATGCCCTGGTGGCAATCAGTGATGCGCTTATTGATCAGGCGACGGCAAGTGATACCGAGGTTGGCAATGCGGCTATTTCAGATCAGGCATGAGGTGAGTTATGGCAAACGTGTATGCGAAAGACAATCTGGTACGGATCAGCACGGTCTTCACGCTAGCGGGCGTGGCTACTGATCCAAGCATCGTCAAGGCGTTTTACAAGGACCCGAACAACACCGTAACCACGCTCACCTACGGGACGGACACAGCGCTGGTCAAAGACTCGGTAGGCAACTACCACGTCGATATCTCGGTCGCGGTTGCCGGGAACTGGTGGTATCGGTTTGAGGGAACCGGGGACTGCGTGGCGGCGAATGAAGGCGAGTTTGTCGTGTCCTTGAGTCAGATCATATAAGGAGACATCATGGACTGGCTAGCGCTCGTGCGCATCGCAATCTGGCTCACGTTTCTCTTGCTCATCGCCGGAGAAATCGCCGGCACGATCTGGGCCGTGCGCTTTGCCGTCACTTATGAGCGGCGGCACCAGGAACTCAACCGCCGCGTCGAAGTGAATGAGCGGCGGATTCTCCTGGTCGAACAGCATCTGCACGAGGACGAAGCGCAATGAGCACGCTCACCGGGTGGCTGACCATTTTCAACCTCATCATTCTGGTGGCCGGGGCCGGTGGCGGCATCTGGGCATTTCGCTCTGCGCTCTCACGGGCAGAGAACGATGTGCAGGCGCGCGTGCGTGATGCACTCGCGGCCGAGAATGGCCTGTTGCAGGCACGCGTAGCACGCCTGGAAAAAGACAACAAGCGGCTAGAAAACCTGATGCAACTGCTCATCGCGCTCCTGAAGAAGACGCATCACATTGAAGTAGAAATCGACGGCGATATCGTAACCCTGCGCTCGTCCAACGGGACGCATAGCGGTCGCATCTCGAATGCGCCATAGGAGGAGATTATGC